CGATAAAGCTGACCGAGTCGCAATCATTCGTACTACTATTGTGGTCTTCGAGCTTCTTGTTGGCATTTTTATTATCTTAAACGCGATAGCCAATCATGGCTGGAGATTGATCGGAATATGAATCCATTTGATTATGTAAACTCTATTAACTCTACCAAGAAGGATCTGATGGTAGATGATCTTGCCGAGAAGGCATATGATCCTTTCTTGACTAACCGCGCACTATCTCAGTTTATGGACACTGTTTTGTGGGCAAATGCGATGAATCGTTTTCATCATCTAGACAAAAAACTTCAATATCATTTTCTTATAAATAGTATTCGTAAAGGGAAACGTTTTGGTAAATGGCCAAAAGCAGAGAACCCTGAACACCTAGAGATAGTAAAAGAATACTATGGCTACAGTAATGAAAAAGCTCGGGACGCTTTAAGAGTATTGACACCTGAGCATATCAATGAATTGAAGAAAAAGGTCTATAAAGGTGGAACAACAAGAACAAGTAAAAGTTGAGTGGACGCCAGCGATGATGCTGGAGATCCGACTCAATGAGCCAGATGATTTCCTTAAAGTGAGAGAGACTCTGACGCGCATCGGCGTGGCATCTAGAAAAGACAGTAAACTGTACCAGTCCTGTCATATTCTACATAAGCAGGGTAGATACTTTATCACTCACTTCAAGGAACTATTCCTTCTCGATGGCAAGCCCAGTAATCTGATGGAGAACGATGTTCAACGCCGGAATACAATCGCAACCTTGCTGTCAGATTGGGGATTAATCGAAATACTTGATGAGCAGCAGGTTGCTGATAAAGCACCTCTGCGTCAGGTAAAGATTATTCCTTATCGCGAGAAGAACCAATGGGAGCTTTGTCCAAAGTATAACATTGGTAATGTCAGGAAATAATCCTGTATAAGTAAAACACACTATAACACACACAAGGAGACTATTATGTCTAACAAAAATCCATTCGAAATTCGTTTCGACACACTCGCAATGGCAAAGGAAATGCTTGATCGTCAATATGAGACAAGCATGTCAGTTTTCTATGAAGCGCTCGACCAAGCTAAGACGCAAGGTAGAGATCTTCAGGAAGTCAAAGAAAAGTACATGCCTAAGATGTATGATCCTGAAGAGATCATGAAGCAGGCTCAAGAACTGTATACCTTTGTGACTAAGAAAGACTAAATTGTGAAGCCCCTTAATTGGGGCTTTACTTTCTTCGAACGATCGGTTATAATATGCTCTATGATGAATGATTTTTACACTAACGTTTCCCGCTTTGGCAACCAGATCCTCGTTCGAGGATACAATGCTGAAGGACTTCCATTTCAACGCAAATTCGATTTCTCTCCTACGCTGTTTGTCCCTTCCGAGAAAGGCGACTGGAAGTCACTAGATGGACAACCTCTTGCTCCTGTTGACTTTGACTCTATGCGTGAAGCCAGAGAGTTTATTCAGCAGTACGAAGGGACTTCTAACTTCAAGATCTATGGCAACACAAACTACATTGCTCAGTTTGTTCAAAAGCATTATCCTGGCAAGATCGAGTTTAATCGAGACAAGGTTAATGTAACCACGATTGACATTGAGGTTGCCTCTGATGAAGGATTCCCTGAACCTTCTCGAGCAGACCATCCTGTCATTACAATCACTGTTAAGAACAACATTAACAACGTGTATTATGTCTGGGGTCTGGGTGACTTTGACGTTGAGCAGTCTTACATGAAGGACTATCAGGTTGTGTATCGTAAGTGTAAAGATGAGACTCAGCTTTTGATTGAGTTTCTGAATCACTGGTCTTCGCCTCGCTTTATGCCTGATGTTGTGACTGGCTGGAACTCAACTCTCTTTGATATTCCATATCTTGTAAACCGCATCGCTCGACTTATGGGTGATGATGCTGCCAAGAAGCTCTCGCCTTGGAACAAGATCAATGAACGTGAGATCCGCGTAAAGAATCGGACTGAGCAGAAGTTTGAGCTCATGGGTATCGAGTTGCTAGATTACCTTGACCTCTACAAGAAGTTTACCTACACTGCCGAGGAATCCTATAAGCTGGATCACATTGCTCACATTGTGTTGGGAGAAAACAAGTTATCCTATGAGGAATATGGTAATCTGTTTACTCTGTACAAGTATGACCATCAGAAGTTCGTAGACTACAACATCAAAGACGTTGAGTTGGTTGATCGACTTGAGGACAAGATGGGTCTGATTACTCTCTGTATGACGATCGCCTACAAAGCAGGAGTAAACTACGCGGATGCCTTTGGTACTACTGGTATCTGGGATACTTACATCTATCGCGTACTACATGATGAGAAGGTTGCTCCACCACCTAAAGAGGAGAAGTTCAAGGCTGAGTTCGCTGGGGCATATGTTAAGTCTCCTCGTGTTGGTAGGCATAAATGGGTTGTCTCCTTTGACCTCAACTCGCTGTATCCGCATCTGATTATGCAGTACAACATGTCTCCCGAGACTGTAGTCGATCAGGTAACTCCAGATGTTGATGTTGACAACATTCTTCATAATCGTCTCTTTGAATCTGTTCGTCCAGATTGTACCATGGCTGCTAACGGCACGCACTATCGTAAAGACATTCGTGGCGTTATTCCTAGACTTGTTGATGACATGTATGCTGGTCGTAAGAAAGTCAAAAAAGAGATGCTTTCTGCTCAACAGGAACTAGAGGTGGTGGACAAAAGTCAGAAGACTGAAGTCTACAACTTAGAGAAGAAGATCTCTACTCTTGACAATGAGCAGATGGCACTTAAGATTATGATGAACAGTCTTTATGGTGCGATTGGTAACAGATACTTCCGTTACTTTGACCTTCGAGTTGCTGAGGGTATTACGCTCTCTGGTCAGTTGGCTATCCGCTGGGCTGAGAAAGCTGTAAATGAATTCATGAATAAGATCCTGGGTTCAACTTCTTCTGATCATGTGATTGCGATTGACACTGACTCCCTGTACATTGACTTTGAACCACTGGTCAAGATGCTGGGGATTGAAGACAAGCCAAAAGAAGAGATCGTAAAGTTGATAGATAAGATCTGTGAAGATCAGTTTATACCCATGCTTCAGAAGTCTTATCAACAGTTGGCTGATTATACAGATGCCTATGAGAATAAGATGGTAATGGCTCGGGAGGCAATTGCTGATACAGGTATCTGGACTGCCAAGAAACGCTATATCCTAAACGTACATAATAATGAAGGTGTACAGTATGCGAAACCGAAACTTAAGATCATGGGCATTGAAGCGATCAAGTCATCTACTCCGATGTCATGTCGTGATGCTCTCAAAGAGCTGTTTAAAGTCATCGTCACCGGAAGCGAAGCTGATGTACAGAAGGCGATTGAAGCATTTAGATCGCACTTTAATAGCCTGCCTCCTGAAGACGTCGCGTTCCCAAGAGGTGTTTCAAACGTCACGGACTGGAAAGATAGCAAAACGATCTACAAGAAAAGCTGTCCTATCCACGTCCGAGGCTCGCTCTTGTACAACAAGCAACTTGAAGACTTTGGGCTCAAGAAGTACCAAACGATCAAGGATGGGGAAAAGATCAAGTTCTGTTATCTTAAGAAACCGAACCCGATCAAGGAAAACATTATTGCTTTCCCGCAATATCTACCCGAAGAATTAGGATTACATAAATACATAGACTATGACCTTCAGTTTGAGAAGGCATTCCTAGAAGTGGTTCGTCCGATCCTCAAAGCGATTGGCTGGACTGAAGAAGATACAGTATCAATAGAGGACTTTTTTGGATGAAAACCTGTATAACAAACTTTGACAAAGTAAGAACGTTTATGAACGCATTTGGTCAGGAGGTTAAAGAAACACCAAACCTACCTGATCCTGATGTGGTAGATCTACGACTCGATTTGATTGAAGAAGAGTTTAATGAACTGTTAGTCGCAGTACACAATCCGGAGCTAGGATCTGATCAGCGCATGACTCAGATCGCTGATGCTCTGACTGACATCTTGTATGTTACCTATGGAGCTGGGCATGCTTTTGGTATTGACTTGGATATCTGTTTTGAAGAAGTACAAAGATCTAATATGAGTAAGCTGGGCGAAGATGGCAAGCCAATTTATCGCGAAGACGGTAAGGTAATGAAAGGTCCAAACTATTCAGAGCCAGACTTAGAAAACATTTTACAAAGAGCCAGAAATGAGGTATAATAGACGTATGTCTACTAAGGAGTTTTTCTAATGGAATTAATCGAAATTGGCGGACGCAAGTGGCAGAAATATGTTGGAGATGAAGGTCAAGATGTTTATGTTGCCCTGTTCGTAGAAGATGAAGAAGATGTTATCGGCAAGTATGTTGATGAAACTTCATATGATATTCTTATCGACAAAGACGCTGACTTCTATCTGCCACCAGAATGCGATATGGTCAAATCTACAGATTGTGATGGCGAGTGTTTAGGTTGCCTTGGCGAAGACCGCATCGCATTTAAGTTCCGCAAGAACACGTTTACCGAAGACGAACAGCGCGGTGCGTTTGAGGGACTATATGAAGCTGCCGTGGAATCTAACAACCGTGGTATGGCAGCAGGTCCACGTGCTGAGCAGTCTGGTCATCGCGATTGGGTTACTCCATTCCAGCAAGATATCCTTGCTTTCTATGAGTCTGGACAACCTCAGAATGTTGATGGTTCAAATCCTATCGACGAGATTATTGAGAAGCATAAGACTGAGCAGTATGAGAC